ATGCCAAAAAATGCAAAAGATGCACGTATTTTTATAAAATTTGCCGAAGACGGCACACGTGCCGATACTCGTATTGAGGATGCCAATTTATATATCATACCGCCACAGCCAATTATTGAGCTCCGAAACGGTGAAGAGATCCTTCGAGTTATACCGGCACATTATGAGGATGATCCAGAGCAGGGGACTATATTGGTACCAGAACAGCGTATTCCAACTGGCCAATATGAACAGGTTGAAGTTACTACTGGCTATACAGAAGAAATATTGGCTGATTCCATTGCTGAAGATGGTACCTATATTCCGTTTAACCCTGCAGATTACATTGAGGTGACATATGCTGAATATCTGCTGCTGTCCGGCAACTCTCCGGACGGTAAGATGTACATAAGGAATATGACTACCGGCGAATACATTGAGCAGCCGCCATATGTACCTACAGCGGCAGAGAAACTTGCGGTCTTAGACGCAGAATATGAGGCTCAGTTTGACGAAATCAATAATCAGATAATCTTGGCCGTAGCAGAGAATAACGAAGCCTTAAAGGCAGAACTGATGGAAGAAAAGGCTGCTCTAGTAGAAGAATATACAACGAAAAGAGGTGCAATAGAATGATTAAAAAACGTTGTTTCTTATGTGGTCATAAAATGGCTGAAAATGGCTTGTGTACTAATGTGAACTGCATTAGGTCAGAACCGGTAACTGAAACGGAAATCAAAGATAAATCAGTAACTGAAAGCACAGAAAAACAAGAGTAAACGTTGCTGGGAGCGGGTTTTGATATTATCATTAGGACCTGTAGCAAAGTGTACTGATAGTGTACCGGCTCTAATGCATAACTGCTGTGGCTGCATGGTATTAGTACATAGTAGATTATGTTCCGAAAGTGTACCAGTTTTAGCCTTAAATCAGGTCGATTGCTTTTTTTAATTCGTGGATGGCTTTATGGGTGTAGACGCCTTTTGTAACGCCTTGCGAGGCGTGTCCGAGTATACGTTTGATCGCCGTATCGTTGGCGCCGGCATTGTCGAGCATGGTAGCACAGGTATGGCGGCATTCATGCGGTGTATGCTTGCAGCGACTGGCTGTCATTACAGCATCAAAGCGCGCTCGGTATTGGTGATATGAGAGTTGATTACCATAATCGTCTGTAATGATATATTTACCTGGCTGCTGCATCCAAAATTCAAAATAGGGGAGTGTTTTCTTGCTGATAGGTACAGCACGATTTCGGCCAGCAGCTGTTTTGCTCTCACGGACGATGAAATAACGTTGGCGCAGTTTTACATCGTTTTTTGCGATCGATAACATTTCACCGGTGCGAACTCCGGAGTAGATCATCATTAATACTGTCATGGCCCATTTATTGCCGAGTTTTTTTACACGGTTGATCTGTCGTGTGTTGAATGGCTTTTTGGGGTACTTTGGTTTGCGTTGGTCGATGTCTATATATCGACTATAGTCGCCAGCCAGCGTGATGATATCGTATTTTAGTGCATAGCTGTACATATGATGTAGAATCTGTCTTACTTTCTTCTGCATCGCATATCCGGCACCGGCATTCCGGACATCAGAAATCACGGCCTGCAGATCGGCTGCCTTTAGCTCAGCAAATTTCCTGTTGTAGAGACGTTTGCAATGCTTGTACGCTGATTCGTAATTGATTTGCGTGGTTTTGGCCAGCTTCCGGAAGCGTTCGGTTCTCATGAGTACATAAACGTCGCTGAAACTGGTAACTGTATCAACAAACAGTGACGGATCGTCGCGATACTGCAGTAACATTTCAAGACCTTGCTCATAGGTTGCGGCGTCGCCTATTGATTTTAATTTCCCGTTAACTTTGACGCGGACCAGGTATGGACGTGACCGATTACAGTCTGAGCGTTTTGTGATGCTGCCAAGTCCGTTAGGCAGCCTTCGACCTTTGGTTTTTCGTTTTTTTAAGATCATAAAAAATCAGCTCCTTATAGGAGCATTATAACAAGGGGGATAAAATGCAGGAATTTATAAACAGTTATTGGCAGCCGGCGTTATATTCGTTATTGGTTTTTATCGTTGCCAGGTTGTGTAATAAGCTATGGGTAGCTGTGGCGACAATGGTCATCAAGCAAAATTTGTATGAAAAGGCCCTGTTGGCCATATTGTATGATCGCTTATTCCAGGCCTGCCAGAATTACATTGCCGAAAAAAGGATTAGTACAGAAGAGCTGAAAAACCTGGAACATCTGTACGAAAATTATCATCGGCTCGGCGGTAATGGTACCGGAACGGAATTGTACAATCGTTGTCGTGAGCTGCCGCTAAAGGAGTGAAAATATGCTGGAAAAAATACGAGGATTTATTCAAAAAACATTTGGACGAGCGCCGACAAAAGGCAGCATGGTCGTTGTATGGACATTTGCGATTATAGTCATATTTGAGGTAATTGCATATAATGCCGGCTGGTTTTATAACTGGTATCGTACTCAGTCTGCAGACACGCCGGAAATGCGGCTGTTTTTGGTGACTGTAGTTTGTGGTGGACTTATTACTGCAGCAGGATTTGTCGGCCGGGCGTTTGTTGATAAAAATGAAAACGGCGAACCGGACATCTGGGAAGAAGAAAGGAAGGATAAGCATGAATAATAAGACCTATAATAATTTGCAGGCTTTGGCCAGAGCTGCCAGGGGGAAAATCAAAATGATTTATCTGCATTGGACTGCTGGCCAACATATTACAAACCATATAGAACGAGCTGACTATCATATTTGCATTTTGGGAGATGGCCGTATCGAAATTGAGTGTGATGACTTGACGGAACTCAGGACGCATACCTGGCACCGAAATACTGGAGCTATCGGCATTGCATTGTGTTGTGGTCTTGGCGCTACTGCCAATAATGGCTATAACGCTGATTTTGGATCGTATCCGCCTACTCCGGAACAGATAACCGCAATGGCCGAGGTTATTGCGGTATTAAGCCGGGAGCTGGTGCTACCTATTGATAAAAACTGTATTATGACCCACTGCGAGGCTGCGCTGCTGGATGGTTATGGACCGTACAGCGGAGATCCAGAAACGCGTTGGGACTTATGGTATATCGATGATCCGGGTACAAAAGAAAAAATGCAACCAGGCGGTGATGTTTTGCGAGGTTTGGCCAACTGGTTTAAAACTATGGGAATTCCGATTGAATGAAAAATAAAGGAGTGTATCAAAATGACTAATAAAGAAAAAGTGGAACAGGATATATTGGCATTAAAAGCAGCAATTCGTCAGCTGAAGGCTGACGTTAAATTACTTCGCGACGAAGAACGTGCAGAGCTGAAGGATAAAATAAATGCAGCTTTAGATGAGTATTCCGATGAAATTGAAAAAATTAAAGAATTGGATCGCACGCTGATCCAGAAGCTGGGGAAACATGGCCGGACATTTCTTTATATTTGCATTGGGATTTTGGCCATTGCCGGCGTGGATAAATTGATCGGATATATTAAAGAGCTGTTTTAAAGAACAGATTTTAGAAAATTAGCGCATATGAAAAACATTATGAACCTTTTGGGAAAAAACTGTACATAAGGAGGGAGGAGCACCTTGAATGAACAGGAAAAACAAAGCAATAATGATCGCAATATTGGCATTTTCGTTATTGTATTGGTATTTTTCGGCATTTTTGTCTACTTGTTCGGCCGCGGAAGTTTCGGCGGTGGAAGCGCCGGAAACGATAACGATATCCAGGGCACAGTACAACGAGCTCAAGACGATAATCAGCGAGCAGGGGCAGCGCTTGACGGAGTTCGAGACGAACTTACAGCTGCTGGAGCAGAGCTCGCCGGAGCTGATCGTGACGCTGAACGAGCTGAGGGTATCGCACGACAGAATGCAGAAACGATTAGAAGCTGCCGAGAAATACTCGAACGAAGCAAAGCTGCTCATCAGCGAGCAGAACAGATCCTTGCAGAAATTGAGCGAGCAAATCAAACACCAGCAGAAGGTGCAGCGCCGGCGCGAAATCCAGGATAAAGGTTGGGGCTTTGCTGCTGGGATCGTAACTGCAAAGCTGGTTGAAAAAATATCCTGATAGTTGCACGCAGTTTTGGTTGCATGCAAATCTGAATATGAATATATAAAATCCCGTTGTACGCACTTTTGACGTTACACGGGATTTTTATTTTGAGCACGGTTTTTCGTACCGGTTGCACGCAGTTTTGATTTTTAGCAGCTAAAATCTCCTGATACCTTATCCAATCTTACACATTTGAAAACAGGCTCTCTAAGTTGTCCTTTTGCGCTTAAACTCATAGCGTCGACCTGCACGATTTTACCAATAATATCGCTTCTATTAGCCCACCATTGCGCGCGTTGCTCGTCACTAAGACCGCTGCCAACATTTATAGTAGTGCCGTTGATCCAGCGGCAAATAAGCTTGCCTGTCATAAATTGATACTTGCCTTGTCCTTCTTCCAGGCCTATTACTTCGAGATCATAGGATGCAGCGCGTTTTAATTTCATTAAATTAATGTTTCTACTCCCTCTGGTATAAGGGGCAGAGGGATTTTTTATAACAACACCTTCACCGGATCTACTCCAAATTGCATTTACAAATACATCTATATCTGCATATGTTTTTGCAGTGATTTGATCAGGCAACAGCAGAAGGCCGGCGCCATTTACAGAGTTAAAGGCAACAGCCAGGCGAGCAAGTCTTTTTTTGTAGGGGGTCTGCGAATTATTGGAATATTCACCGCTAGTCAAGCAATCGTGGATAACGCCTTTGATATCCTCGTGCTGGCGCTTTGAATCGCGACACCAGCCAGTAATTACATTTAAAGGAGTGCCGGGAGAATATGCTTCAAAAATAATAAAGTCAGAGTTACTGGCCGTCAAGAGTTCGTTTATTGGATCTTGCAAATGGTTTATCGATAAAAATTCATTGCCACTGCGGCTAAAAAAATGAACTGCATCGTTGATGCGGCAAGCAATGCAATAAACACCGTCATATTTTTCCTGAACGATGCACGGATATTTGATATCATTTTTGCTGAATGTTGCAACCTTTTGGGCCAAGTGTTCTGCGTCCGTGCCTAAAATTTCGCACAAGTTCAATTTTGCCATTCTAAAACTTCCTTTCTGGTCTGCCATCATCAGAGCCGGGTGACAGTTCCGCGGCTGACGCCCTTTGCAGGGCGTTTCGGCTTAATCATTTTTATTGGGGTTATTTCTTTCGGTTTCGTAGGCTTCAAGCAGTGCGGCTTCAATATTCCAGACTGCCCCACAAAATCTTCGCTGTCATTGCACCGAGATTTCAGATCGCCGCGTTTTTTTATTGAGTCAAAGTGCTTTTTTACGATTGCTAAAATTTTGTCGTCTACGTTCATTGTTGAACGCTCCTTTCTATTCTGGAGTTACTTTTAAATATATTTTTCAAGTATCGCAAGTGCTTTTTCTGCAGCAATTTTTCTATTTGCTTTGATGGTTTTACGTTTCAAATACTTTCTGCAAGCCTTTACGCTCCCAAGGTCATATCTTCCGACTATCTTCTTAATCACGGCAGCTTCAGCAGGCAACATTTTTATAGCTTTTAACGTTTCTGGGTTTATATTATAAGTCCCTGCGAAAACTTGGCATAGGGGCACAAGTTCATCGCTTTGCATATGCCGCCCGATGTTCCAAACTTCGTAACCTTCAGGGATTTTTTCGACTATTTCAAAAGTGTAATTCTCAATTTTGTAAGTTGTCATTTGTTGCACGCCCTTTCTATTATCCAGTAGACTCCACAGCTGATAACGGCTGCGATGTAGGTTATTGATGTTAGACTGTCCCAGTCTTGCCGCCCGACTTGGGCGAGGAGATAAAGCGTTAAGACTGTCAATATTGACTTCATGCTGTTCAATGTGGTAATATTTATTTAGAGAGTGGGAGCGGTTGCACCGCCCCCGAGGCTCCGTTATCGTCTTGGCTTGCGACGCGTTCGACGATTTCGGGGCTTTTTCCTTTTCTCCCAGGTTTCAATCGCCGCTATGGCGAAGGTGCCAATAATTGCAAGGTTTGCGATTATTTGGGAGATTCTCTCTAGCTTTTCTAAATCCACATTGTTTTCTCACCTCACTTTCTATATATATTATATACGATTTCATACATTTTGTCAATGAAAATATATATAATTTCGTGCAAAAAATATATAAACTTATTGACTTTATGCACGGTTTTATATATAATCGAATCAAGAGGTGATATATATGAGCGTCGCAAAAAAAATCCAAATGGTAATAACTTCTGCTGGTTTGAATAATCGCAAGATGTCTGGGGCTTTCAAGTGTTCCGAAAATACTGCTGCAGCTAAATTTCAACGTGGCATAAAAAGTATTGATGATTTGATATTGATATGTGACTATTGCGAAGCAAAGCTAACAATCACGACAAAAGATGGTACTGTTATTCCGTTAACAATCAGTGATATTGAAAAGGGCTAAAATTTAATAATGCTTTAAAACAGCAGGGCTGGTCTAACATATAGACTGGCTCTGCTTTGTTTTATATTTGTATGAATAGAAAGTATCGCATACTAAAGCTGATAAGCGCTGTGGCAAGCGTGGTGGGCTGCAAGCGGTTGTGTGTTGCGAAGATAGGTTCATTGTTATTATTATGGGGCGGGTCCTTCCTGGGGGTGGGGGGCTCAACGATGGTCGCCAACCCCCCGCGCAGTCTAATGTCAAAATTTTAGAAAATTGGGTAGAAAATAGAATTTGATTTACATCTTTTATGTTATAATCGTGTTGTACTAAATGAATATAAGTGTAAAAGTTTTGGGGGAATGAATATGTATGATGAAGCAAAAGTAAAACAAATAGAAACTAAATTATCGGGAATGTTGGAAGTAAATCTTTTTAATTCAGCCATCGCATCATTAAATACAGATAGTCCTTTAAAAATAACCCATTTTGCTTTTGATTTAAGAGAGTTGCTTAGGATTGTTTTGGCTAGACTGGCGGATGATGATAGTGTGATGGAGTGTATATGGTATGAAAATCAGTTGCAAAATAGACAGGGAGTAACGAGAGGGCAACGTATTCGTTATGCTATCAAAGGTGGATTTTTAGATGATTTTGTTAAAAATAAACTAATGATTGAGATAGATGATATAACAACAGAAATGATAGAAATTATGGATCAATTAAATAAATATACACATGTAACAAATGATACTTTTAATGTGGCATCGGACGAATGTGATAGGTTAGTTTCAGATGTAATTGATATTTTAATCACTTTTTTTGATAGAATTGATCGTGCGCAAAATAAAATAATGGACAGTTACATAGAAAAAATACGAAGCGGGTCTCTCGAAGCAGTTCTGTCAACGACAATAAGTGAAATTGATGAGTTAGCAACGCATTATTTAGTGGAGAATGTTTACATATATAGTATAGATATTGATGATATTGATACTGAAGATATCATAATAAAGGCTTTTGGTTATATAGAGGTAGAACTTCAGTATGGATCTGATGGCGATTATAGACGTGGAGATGGTGTTAGATTAAATGATGATTATCCTTTTGAAGCAATTGTACATTCAAATATTATGGACCCTCTTTCGTTTTCAATTGAAGCTGATGATATAAAATTGGATTTGTCGAGTTTTTATAAATGA